TTCATCTTATCTCTCCTCATAAAAGCTACAACTTATCGGATAAACTATAAACAGCTTGTAGTTCTCTATTATTAGAATTAATCCAGCCGTCTTCTATCCCAATAACTAGAAATCTTAGATAGTCTTTCAGTGTTGTAAATCTCTCTTGTCTATAGTAATTCTCAACAATCAACATTTCTTGTCTGTTCATTTAACACTATTTCTCTTAGAGTAGTTTTCATATATTAACTCAATAGCATCGATAGCAGTTTCTTTATCGCATTCATTTTCCTTCATGTAGTAATGAACGTCAGCCCAATAGCCCTTTTCGGACTCCTCTTTGCCTTCATAAGCAACATCTGTCATCGCAATTCACTCCTCTTATTCCATGCTCTCGTAACTTCTTCTCTACTCTCATATAGCCTGCTACCCAATATTTCTTGATGATGTGTAGCTATCGGACACTCTACACTATCTTCATGCTCATGAATTAGAGTGAATGACAATCCTGACCACGGATCATTTTCGTACTCTTCGTCTCTATAGTTGCCTTCATCATCGCTGATTCCGATATCTACTTCTTGACCACAGAAAGGACAAGGTTTAAGTTTATCTTCTTTCATATGTGAACACCCTTTAAAACTTATTTTTTATTCACTCTTCCAGCTCAAGTATTTATTTAGTTGAGTTAATTCCTCTTTCGCTAACTTCAGATGTTCCTCAAGACTCTTTTCTTTCTCTTTTGCTTTTTCTATTTTCTTTTTAAACTTCTCAATCTCTTCTGTATGTTTGCCTTTTTGCTGTTCGAGTAGTTCAATTCTATTCAATACTTCGTCTTGCAGCCTATCAATAATATCCATGAACACTCTCCTTTCCAATACAAGTTGAATTTTACTTGGTCATTAAACGACCATAGATTTCATCTAAACCATAGCTCACTTTTCCGCTAGGCGTGATTACTATTCCTTTTCCAAGCAATCTAGGGTACAAATGATCTTTAATAGCCATTCCTGCTCCATAGCTGTCGATATGAGCTGTTTCAGGTTTTCCAATAGTAATTAGATGAAGCATTAACTCTGCTAACTCTTCAAATTTGTATTCGTCTAATGAATAAATGTTCACTGTTTTATTTCCTCGATGATTCCTAATTACACAAAGTCTGGTTTCTTGCATTGCACAATCAACAGCTATAGAATCAATGCCTTCATTGTTTGAGATGTTAATGGAACCTTTACCTTCGCCAAGACTAATTTTTATGCTACCAACTGATGTGTTGTTAATATTAAATTTCATTTATCTTGCTCTCCTTTTTATTTAAATCCGAATCAAAAACTTCTTTTACTGGCTATTTAATCTTCTAAATCAAATTCTCTGATTGATGCATGTTTCATATAATTATCTTCAAATGGCTTGCTGAAATTCAGTCTGTCATTTCACTTCATATCCATCTGACAAAAGCCAATCTGAAGCTGTTCTATATGATTTGAATACTTTCTCTATGTTTTCTTCATACTCCATATTTCCATACACTGTCTGCACTTCAACAAGATAGATTTTCATTTGTTCAACTCCCAATAATAGTTTTCCTTACAAAAAGAACACTAGAGACATAATAATTATTGAAAATAAACCGTCATTGTGCATTGCGTTTTTTGACAATCTCTTTTTATGCAGTAGTGTTAATCCGATAAGGACTAATCCAACATACCAAAAAGGTGTAAATAGTAAAATTGCAGTGTATACAAGGTATGCAAGCTCAATTAAGTAAACAACAATAAACCTAATTAACAGTTTCTCGTCTTTCACAATGTCAATGTCTTTTCTTTTTTCTAATTCCTTAATATCCTTTAACAGATTGATAAATTTCTCGGAATAAACCATTTTAATTAATTCGTAGACCATAAACACGACAGTAAATATTTGAAGAAATAGCAATAACAACTCAACTCCCAATAATAGATTTATTTTATATTGTTATTAATTTCAGTAAAATACTATCCTTTCATTTACACACAATATATTTTCATTCTTCATCAGTGTTCTATATATCTGACTTGCCTATCACGAAAGAAATCCTTGTAATTCGGCTAAATATGTTCCCGCTAAATCCTTCGGTTCGATATTGAGTGGCACTCTTGTCCATTTATTCGTTAATTTAGTTACTACTACAGAATTGTTATTTACATTTAATTTTTCGAGAACTTCCGCATACGTTTGTCCTTCTTGAACAATTACATGTTCATTGTGCTCTGTTTTAATTCTCACTTGTACTTTTTCTTCTTTGTTAAAATTAGCTGCATATTGTGCCATGCCTACTTTTTCAAAATCGTAATTCTCAATAATTACACCTCCAATACTAAAATCTTCCCACTGCATTCTTTTACAAATTTCTTCTTTTGACGTATATTTACGTTTACTCCTGACATATCTCTTAAAAGTATTTTCTTGAGCTTCAAAGAAAGCAGACAGGTTTTCTAGAATGACTGTTTCATCTTTATTTTTAATGCGATATAATCCATTATCTAAGGATGCATCGTACACTTCGCCTTTTCTGAATACAGCTTCGCTTTCTCCATATTTAAAGTCACATAAACACTTCAGTTCAACATTTCTCATTTTATATTCCCACTCTCTATATTGTTGTTTATCCATCCTTTAATAGATTTATTTTGAAAATTTTGATATGTCCTCTAAAAACTTTTCAACTAGATTGAAAAAGGTGTTTGCACTATTAATAGCTTCTGCTATGCTATGATTCTCATCCTTTGTATCGTCTTTAGGCTCATCACTGTCTTTCTGAGTATCTCCTGTTGAGAAGGCAGGCTCATTGACTCCAGTCTTTTCATAGTTCTGAATAAATAACTGACTTGTGCGAAGCAAATCTTTACCTGAAATAAGGTAAGGTTTCTTTTTCAGCTGAATAAACACTTCTTCATTGTTCCATTTTGAACGTGTTACTTTTTTATTGTCTTTGATTGCTGCTAATGCTTGACTAAAACTCATGTTTTGACTAAGCTCTCCTGCAACAGCATTTTTTAGAGCGTCCCATTTGCTATTAATAATAGAGCTGAGAGAATCTCTTTCAGAAATATCCCACTTGTATTTATTTTCCTGAAATGCATCTTTCTCCTTTGCTAGCTCAATGTAATACTTTGCAATAGCTAAATTTTCCGCAAGTTTATTCTCAGCTTTATGAAGCTCTATCTCCACTTCTACTAGATTGCCATATTCACGAGAGCCTATTTTGTAATGTTTCTTTACTTCTCCTATCTCTTGTGCTTTATCATTCAATAATTTGAAAATATTCTTCATTTCATATTCCACCTCTATATTTTAGTTTGTATTTCATATAGTCACTTGATTGTGATGGTGTATGACCTAACTGCGTACTACACTCACATATGCTTGTGCTTGGGTGTTGCCATCATTAGATGACGCAGGGTTACAGGATTGTTATAAGCCTACTGGAAACCCTTTTTCGGTATAGATATTAGAAGTAGTGAATTGGTGCGCCGATGTCACGTCTCATCGTTTTGATGATTTCTAGACTTTCGATTGACAGACTTTTGTCAACGTAAATTTCATCTAATCGCAAGCCATGGGAGTTACTTGAAAACTTCACAGCCTTAACTTCTAATTCTAAAGTAATAAATTTCAGCGATGTGCTACTCTGATAGATATGGGTAATTTCTGGCTTGAGTTGCTGCTCAAGCTCAGAAAACTTCAAACTAGCTGAACTGAAATCCTTACCAAAGATAGCGACATGCTTTTTACGTGGTAATACAGCCTCCGCTGCGTGTAAAGGTAAATTAACTATTGCTTTTCTAATCGCATCCACTCCACTTAGAAACTCTTTGACCTCGTTACCTTTTAATACATATTCCTCCTTGATGCTTCGAGCGTGGTCTAAGACGTGTTCATTTTGACTTCTAAGATATTCGTTGTCCTTTTCCAGCTTCTCAATCATCTTATCCTTAAGTTCGTTCACCCTCTCAAGATAGTTTATAATTTCTTTTCTATCATCTCTAATGTTCGTCATTTTACATTCCTCTTTTCATATAGTTAGTTTTTCATGATAATATATTACTTTTACTGGAACACAAACCCACTAGGTATGAGGTTTGTGCGACACAAATATTACCTTACTAAGAAAATGAGTACTTATCGCTCTGTAAGTCTGATGTCAAACAAGTCTCCTTCATCGTTGTAAGGAATAATCAAGAATGTGTAGTCGGGATTAAATAGTTCCCCGCACTCTAATTTCATTTCATAATTATTGCGATACTCTACATTTGGGATAATCACTTGAAAATCATGAGACACCTGTCCAGTATTTACATCGTACATAATGCCTTTTCCAATCAACTTTAACTTTTGGGATTTCTTTTTGATATTAAACTTGATTACTGTATCTTGTTTTCCTAGAAGCTGTTTATCAAAATCACTTTTACTCTCTTCCGTCACAGCTTTTCCTAGTTGTTTCAGCATGTCAAGATTAAATAGTGCATCCTTTACACTTAAAGTTGATTCATGTTTCCTATCTCGATAAACAAGAGTACCTTTTACCATACTTTTAATTTGTGTAATCAAGTTTCCTTTTTCGTCAAACACATCTAGATCAATTACGTCTTGTAAAATATTCATTTCGCATTCTCCTCTTATTTTAGTTTTTGAATTATTTCCCCGTTTAATTATTGCTTAGGAAATAGTGTTTTTTCTTCATGATTCGTGAATTTACGACAACAGCTCAATAACTTTGTCATTTGCTGTGTTGACGATGTAATAAGGAGGGGCAACTCCCACACTAAAATTGGTAGCAGCTTGCAACGCTTTTTGAATACGTTCTTCTGGACTCATATCGCTATTCTTAGTTGAATGTAGCGAGCCCAACGCAAAATCTTCTCCTGATCCACATGCATCGTAGCCACTGAGCGATTCTCCTACCTGATAGTCGGATTGAATTTGATAAAGCTTATCTTCATATCCAAGAAGGAATGTTCCTCCTTTTTTATCTCCACTAGTGTTTTTACCGAATCCTCCTTTCTCAAATAATGATGTTAGATTTGGAATAAATTTTGTAACTAAATATTCATGGTCAATATTAGGCTCATCTCGTTTATCGATAAGTCCAGTAGCATACATGAGAAGTTGTCCCATTCTAAAAGACGAAGTAAATCCTGCAACTGCATTGTTTGAATCCTTCAGCTTAAACACTTTTCTATCTTTCCTTACTGTTTTGGAGTAACCATTGCTGCCTAAGCTGTCACCTCCAATATAAGTTACGCCTTCATGAACAAGTCCCACGATACAAGTCATACTCTTCCTCCTTCTTGCAAATCTGCAAAGTGTTTAATAAACTCTTTTCTAACTTCTAATCTATCCCTATATTCAAAGTCTTCCTTGTTAAACAGCAAAGACTTCTCAGAATTATATCTCTCAGTCCAATTTTCTACGTTATGAGTTAAATGAACACCCTCTGCTGATAAGATGGCTGTGTCAATCTCCTTAACTATTTCCCATTCTGCTTCACTTGGATACTCAATCTTAAAGCTATTGAATATAGTTCGTAGAATGTTATCTTCGATAGTGCTCAACTCAGGAATAAACTTTTTAATTGGAGAAGGAATATCACTTAAGTATGCTTCTCCTGCATCATGGAGTAGAGCAATTAATGCAATTCGTGCCGTATACCCTGTCTTCATTAAAGCTTGAGCACACAGAATACTATGTTGAGCTACAGAGTAAAACTCATTTGAATGTCCATTAAATCTACATAGTAGAGATAGAGATTGTGCGATGTCAATAATACAGACGTCATCAGATTTCGGATTGAACGGATAAAACTTCTTTCCAGTATATGTTGCGATCCATGAACTTCTCTTCATTTACACACTTCCTTTTCTTAGCGTCTTCTCACTCTATAATTTTAAATGTGTAAATGGTATTACGAGTTTTAACTATTAACTCTTTATTAATATTAAGTTCATAGGAATCTACTGTACTTGTATACAAGATTCCACCCTCTTCATACTCAAACACTAGTGGCTTCTGATAATTTTAAATTTGTGTCCTTGTCGTCTAATTTCTCGCTCATGGACTTCACCAGTATTCTTATCTCTGATTTTAAATATTGAGTACACACTGCTTAGCATTATTTAACCCTCTTTCTGATGAAATATTGAGATAAGCGACTTCCTATTAAAACAGTGGTTTTATAAGGAAACTTACGATATTTACGCTCTTAAAACACGGTAAATAGTGGGTTGATTGATACTCCATTTTAGTCAGCACTGTATATTTAGATGTTTTAGTGGATACACTATCAATAACATCTAAGAGATGGCTGTGGACTACTAGCTGGTGTGCTTATTCTTTCTGACCAGTTAGTAGTCTTTTTTTCATGCTGCAATAAACTCTTTAATATCTCTTTCTGTTTTCTCTGCCCAATTTGTTTCCGTTATTTCTAAATCTACTACGACAGGGACTTGCATCCAATCAACAGATTCCATAATTTTTTTAATGTGTGGGAAAATCCATTCCTCTCCCTCATGTACTAAGAATTGAATTTCATCATGGATGTTGGCTAAAGCGAGCGTTTTGCAGTTGTTTTTAATTAAAAATTCATCAATTTCTACCATATAGCTTTTTAATAGATCGGCACAGCTGCCTTGCACAAGATAGTTCCCAACTTTATAAGCTTTATTTGTATCTGTTAAGAAATAAACCCTGCCATACATATTTGTAGCATAATGAGTTGTTGTTATTTTATTAGCCACTTCTTTCTGATAATAAGCTACCTCTGGAAAAGTGTTTGACCATCCTGTTACTAAGGCATTCGCAACTTCCATTGAAACTTCTAATGATTCGGAGGCTTTAAATGCTCCTCCGCCGTAGTTCCGCATGAAATTAAATGTCTTTCCTATGGATCTCCAGTATCCTTTAAAAGTCTTTTCATCAATTAATGGTTTCTCTTCATGAATGTACTTCTTATACTTATCTTCAGACACGTACCCTAGAGCAATTAATGCGTTATGAGTTGTTTCGCTGTGTACATCAGTTGGAGTCCAGTGACTCCCATCTTCTTGAATCCATGCAGACTGTCCATCAGGAGCCTTTTCATCCCAACGCTTACGCTCTTTCACATCTACATAATCGTACATTGCACCTGTTTTATAATGCTTACAATAAAGAGGCATGTATGCTCGGCAGAGATTTAAATCCGGTTTACCAAGAAGGATTGAATAATTTCCTTGCGCCCTAAGCTCAATTTGGCTCAAGTCGAAGTAAGCAATTTTATTATATTTACCTTTACCTACTATGAAAGCTCGTCTAGGAAAGAATATTTCAGTATTTTGAGAGGCTCTGCCTTCTCCATATTCTTTTTCATAGAGTTCCCCTTCCTCAGTCAGTATCCTTTCTTTAGGAAATTGCTGTGCATCTGAACCTAGTCTTCCTGATACAGTATTAAACTGTCCGTATTGTGTGTAGAATTTCCCATCATACTCTGCTACTTCCATAATTCGCGATATGTAAGTAGATTGCCATTTCTCTAAACGTCTGAGTCGAGAAATAATCTGCGAAACTCTATCGTTCTTATGCTTTTTCAAGAAAGATTTGTCAGTCGAGCCTACTTCTTCACCAGTTTTTGCTTCAAAATAACTTCCTATCACCGATCCTTGCGAAACTGTGAAGTTTTCCCCAACAATTCCCCACAATTCTTCGTATAACGTTTGTATTTCCCTGTCACACTTCTCATATGATTCTTCCAAATAAGACATGTTTACATCCATGCCTACACGTTCCATTTTCAATAATTTAATTAACAACTTACTTTCTTGTAAAAGCAAATCTTTTTGTTTCCTTCGTAATACTTCTGGATAGAACTTTCTCATGACTTCTAGAGTATAAATTCCGTCACTGTGAACATATTCTGTCATGACCTCTTTATCCACTTCCGAGTAATTTGCAAAAGGATGTTCTTCCATCCACTTAAAGTAGACCTCCTCTACTTCCTTTGGAACCTCTAACCATCTTTGTTTTCTTTCTTTTGTAAACAAATCAATATTATTTCGTTTCTTTACCTTGTAGGCATCTTTTATCTTACCGATACCCCATCCAATGTCTCTAAACTGCTTTAACTCTTCTTTTAACACATCACGTTTCTTATCGTTGATTCTTCGTAACTCTTTCTTAACTTCTTTTTCAAACTCTGCTGCATGTTCATCGATGTATTTCTCAGACACTTTCTTTAGTCCAAGAAAATCTCCACCATCTCTGGCAGATACAGCATCAAAAGCTACCCTGCAAACACCCATCGTATCTACAATATTTGTTAATGAAAGTACTTTAGATAAAGGAACTTTTCCATTTACAAACATGTGTAGATCGTATTTAAGATTATGTCCTATAGATATTTTTGTTTTTGCGAACAGATCAAATACTTGTTCCAATAGTTTTTTATCCTGTTCAAAAGCAAAAACTCTACCTATTCTTGTATCTGTTTGTTTGTTTTTTGGTAACAACCATCCAAATACCCACATAAACGGTCTATCTTTAATAATATGGAGCCCTGTTGTCTCTGAGTCGATAACACTCAGGGTAGGTTTATCTTTATCGTAAAGGCTCTCTATCTCATCAAAAGATGTTATCCAATGCTTTTCATAAAGCTTTGTTACATCTGTTTCGAGACTAGGTTTAACAATCAATCATAACCACGACCTTTCATCTAATTCGATAAGAGTTTTCTTTGTAAAGTGTTTCCCAAACTTCTCGACCTTTATCGACTGGAGAATCTTTACCTTCTAGAAGATTTGCGACATCTGAAATAGCGTAACGTATTCTTCCACTCAGCCTTTTCGCTTCGCCTTTTACATATTCCAAGTTTTTATCTTTATCCCAAGCGAATATATATTTTATATACATTCCTAAGTCTTTTAAAAGGATCAATTGTGCCTCTGTCATAGAATCTCCTTCAATACTTAGCACATTCTTATATCCCCACGTAGACAAAAGCATTACAGTCTTTGCTCCCTCTACAATAATGACCTCTTGCTTCTCCTTTATATGTGGGAGGGCTCTGTGTAAATTAAAGAACTCTAGAGACTTATTGCAAGGAATGATATATAAGTATTTATATTTATTTTCTATTGAAGTATCTTTACCACAATACCTTCCCTTAACACCAATCAAGTTTCCGTATTTATCATGTATAGGGAATGTGACACGTTCACTCTGCACATCTATACCTATCCCAAATTCCTTTTGAATCTTATAGCTAATCCCTTCCTCAATCCAAACTTTATAAGGAATTGATCCGTACCTTTTAAGCAAATCTATATCAATAGGAGTGTTTGCAACAACATTTCTATCTACCTTCGTCTTAACTTTATCTAACCATTTCACATAGTTTGGAACACTGCTCTCTACAATTTCAGATGTTTCTTTATAGAATTCATCAATATACTCCATGTACCCTAGATTAGAACATATCCAATATTTGCTTCTGGGAAGTGTAGAATCTAAAGCATCCCTAGTATCGGCATTGTATAAAATATAAGATACGATGTTGTAAATATCTCCTTCAATACCTCTAGATCGTATATTACTATTAAGTGCTGCATTGTTTTTAACTTGTACACTTCGGATATTCTCTCCGTCTGGAAGAGAAGCTACATACAAATTACCCCTCTGCTCAGTAGAAATGCTTCCGCACTCCAAAAGCTCTAGCAGTTCTTCAATTCTTTTTTCATCATAGATACGCTTTTTAATCCGTTGTAAATCCGTCACAGCTCCACCTGCTTATTTATCACTCGCTATATTTAGGAACTTTACAAAATGCAATTTCTTTAAATGAGTTTATACCGTAATTTACTTCGTATAATATCTGCTCATCCTCACTACCAAAGCGATTCTTTGGTAAAAACAGAACCAGATACTGTTTGTCTGGGTTCAATTTATAAGGTTGTACATACCATTTTCCGTTAAATTCATCCTTTTTGTAGTTGTAAGCTTTTAGAGCATGTTTTTCCCCTTCATATTCGTCGGTATATAACAGCCTTCCCATCATTACAACACTAGCTACCTCATTAATCTCCATACTTTTCCCAGTACATTCTAAATCTAAGTAACGTATTTCTTTACCTATCTTCAATTGGACTGTAGCAAGTGTTCCTACATTGTAGTTATCTTCTTTGATTAAATCGTGCAAATCTTGAGCGGAGTTAGAAAATGCTTCCCATCTTGCTAATTCATTTGCTGATCTATCAGGTTTAAATGTGTCAATTATTAACTTTTTATATCCTTTTGGACGATAAAGTTCTACACGGCTGAAAATATCCTCTATCCTATATCTTTTTAGCTCAATTGTTTTAATTAATCCTTCTCCGTTTTCTTCTGCCCATTGCCTAGCCTCTTGTAATTTCTCCAATGTTTCTTTAGAAAAATTCCCTTCAAACAAATGTTCGCGATTAATAGGTTTGCGTAGAATCTTTGAAGCAATAGTGGCTAAAAGAAGCTGCTGCCACTTTTTATTACTCTCCTCATTAATAGCTAACAAAGTTTTTTCTTTATTTTCAAATAAACCGAGAATAAATTTTTCCATAGTGATAGAACTTTTTCCTACACCAGATGCTAGTACAAGATAATACAAAGCTCCATCTTTCCAACCCTTAATTTTACGATTTAATCTAGGAGCATCGTGCAAAAGCATACCCATCGCTTCACCTTTGTTCATCTCCTCTATTACCTGTCCCAGACCTTCAACTAAATCATACTCTGCAACATCTCCTGAGTTGATGTGTGCGAAGGCTTCTTTATACTTAGTTTGTACAAATAACTGTACTTGTGTAAGATTCATTTTTGTAAGTTTAACAATCATTTCTCTATCACTTGTATCAACCAATGAAGCATCTTGTATATTTCTCAAACTCTCGTACTTTTGAATTTCACTAAAATGATATTTTTCGTTCTGATTATCTGTTTTACATACGTTGATTAACTCTTGGATCGTTTCGTATGCACCAAAGCTATTATAAGAGTCTATGTAACTCTTTTTACCATTCTCTTTTGGTTGCGAAGTTACAAAAGAGAATACTGTCTTGTTATCAAAATCTCTAATTCCACTTTCAAACATCTCTTGTCCTAATGTGAAATAGAAATACCACACGCTCTCAGTAAAGGTTGTCCTTGTAACTTTATGCGTCCTATATTGTTGATACAGACTTGGAACTGACCATAAATATCCACAAAGTAATGATTCGTGAATATAAGAAGGTTCTACAAACTCTTTAATATATTTTGACAAAAGATCTACTCCTCAAAGAAAATCTGAAATATCCATACTATCTTTTTTAATTGATTTATTTGTTGCTATTTCTAAGCTATAATCATATGATTCTATAGCTTTAGGAACTTTTACAGCAGCATTTCTCTTTTGAATTAGTTTTACTTCATTCAGATTGTTCACCATAATGCTAAACACATAGGCAAACTCATTCCATTTAGTTTCAAATGTTTTTGATAAAAATACATTATCAATCGTTTTGGCAATATGCTGATACGTATCTAACATATGTTTATGCGTAACACCTTCTTTACTACGTCGAATCTTTCTGCCATTTAATTTCACTGTGCCGTTTCGTAAGTCTTGAAGTCTTTCAAACATTCTTCCATCTAGTATCTCTACGTTGTGTAGCTTCAGTAAGTACCTATATAAGTCATCCAACTCTTTTGCTTCTTTTTCTTTAAACTGAAGCTCCTCTTTATTTAATTCATCGCAACTCTTATGGAAATACGTTCTTCGTATCTTCTCAGTACCATTTTTGTTAAATTGACCTAGAGGTTTAGGGTAACAAATCATTTCTTCTTTAATACCGTCTTCTTTGCATCGTTTACATTTAGGCAATTGCAAGCTCCTTTACATGATTTATAAGAAGAAAAGGGAAAGACTTAGTATCTTCCCCTTTAGTTTTTGTTATTCTAATACTTTCTTTACAATCTTCAGTGCGATTTTTAGATTTTCTAGATTATCTTTCTCTTGAAGATAGTTCCTGACGCCAAACTTGGCTTCAAATCCTTCTGCTGCTACTTTCTTTTGATCAAGACTCATTCCATCAATCATATCTTTGATTTCTTCCATCAAAAGATTAGGGTCATTATCCATTTTTTCGACAGTTTCTTCTGTTTTCACTTGACGGTCTTCTTCTTCATTCTTCTTCAAAACTTCCATGCTGGCAGTAGTTTTCTTGAGCTGCCCTTTTACAGCATTTTCAAATACTTGCAAGAAGTTCTCTGCGCTATACTCTACTTTTTCCGGTAACTCTGTGAATCGTCCACCAGCAATCTCAATGAACTCAGAAGGTCGGAAATACATCATCGTTTTTGTTTCATGGAAGTTTGTAGCAAGTGTTTTACCACTCTTACTCTTAGTGTTGTCTTCCATCACTTCGCCATCTTTATTTAGAATATTCACCTCATTGTGCAAGCAGCAAATTAGAGATGCTTGAGATGCAATTACTTTTCTTCCTGTATTCGCCATTGCTAGCTGAAGTGAGTTGTACTTTAACCCATTGTAAAGAGTAGTTTCTTTCTCTTTAGTCCACCCAAGGTAGAATAAGCCGTATCCAGCATTTTTGAGAGTATCAAATGGTTTCTTTAATTCGTCGTGAAGTGCAGACCATCCATTTTCTTTTCCTCCTGTCGATTCACTAATATCTTGTAAGGATTCAAAAGTTTTTGCGTATTTACGCTTACGGTCATTTAGAATCCAAGCCGTACAAGCATCAATTGCTCTGTCAACGGTGTCTACTCCAATCAATTTGACGATTCGCCCGTCTTTTGCTTCCTTTACAAGTGCGGGGACAACCTCTTTCTTAAAGAATTCCCACACCTTCCACAGTTCCGTATCAGTTCCCTCTGCGTGTAGAGGAACGATCTGATCAAGTTCCCATGTCTCGTACCCATCCTCAAACGCCAGCAACAAAGCTTCTTCTGGTTTAGTATAATGTTGTTCCGTAACTTCTTTCCATAGACGGGTTTTACCAGTTTTAATGTCCCCTACTACTAATGTTGTAATAGATTCTAGTGCTACCTTTGGAACGTTGTTTTTGATTTTTGAACGAAATGACATTTATAAAACTCTCCCTTTTTGATTGATTATTATAAGTTTTGATTAGAATAACGATTTTATTTTAGATACCTCAATAAATATTTGATATCCATCAATTTCACTCACACCGTTTTTTAACAAACTTGAAACGTATCCGTGACGCTTCCCCAAGAAATTACTTGCTTTAGTCATACTTCTAAAGTAATACGGATTTTTAGTTTCATTATTTACTAAAACTATCTTGTGAGCCGTTTTTATTAAGTCATTATCAAACGCATGGTTGTTATTTTCTGTATGATTGCACCATTCAAGATTCTCTAAGTTGTTGTTCAAACGGTTACCGTCTATATGGTTAATATACTCTTTTCCTTCAATCTTTTGAATGAACGCATCTGCTACTATCCTATGAACCATCCATGTCTGTTCTTTGCCATCTTTCCATAGAATTACCCTGCACGTATTGTCTTTAGAAATCTTTTGCTTAAGGACACGTTGCTTCCAAACTCTTTCCGTATCCCATCTTTTAGAGTAAGTGGTTTTACCTTTTTTAGTTCTGATAAGACCGTTATTACTTACTTCGTAGATCCCTTCATACCCCGTAACATCTTTCCATATAATCTTTATCTCCTCATTTCACGTATACTTGATTTGCCTAGAACGGCAAATCATCTTCCTCAATTACTGTGTTCGCAAATGGATCTTCTGTTAGCATTGATACCTCATGGGAAATCTCTTCTTCAGTTAACAGTTCTTTATGATAAGTTCCTGTAACGTAACTCTTAATTTCCAACCCCTTCTTTGTACCAGCAGAGACTTCTTCATAAGAAACAGTTTTCTCTCCTACATCTTCGAAAGGATTGTCTTCTTCTGTCTCCTCTACTTCAATCATAGTGGTTTCTGCTCGATTATTATCAACACCTTCTACTACCATATAATCTAGTGGATTCAATCTACTAAATGCCGTAGCTAGAGCCGTATTTCCTACATCAGCTTCTTTATGATATACAATTAGTTCAACATCTTTTGGTGTCGAGCGAGCCTTTCCGTAGTCTAGATATACCCCATTTACAATAGTGTCTAGGGTTGTTTCATCTTGGTATGTTGAGCGAATACCAAGCTGCATTTCAAATGAATTCACTTCTTTAAAATCAGCGTTTCGGAAATCCATTGTGTAATCAATGTATTCGTAACCTCCAGAAGCTTTATCGACTCGCACAGGAGAAGTAGTTAAATTATTGGTAATAGTGATTTTGCCGTTCTGTACAACATCTTCGTTATAAGCTTGTTCAGAAAGTGTTCCATCTGATTTATCTGCGTTCAATTTGCAAACGTACAGTTTTCCACCTTCAGGATTCAGCCATCCTACTCTAATAGACACAGCGCCACTTGCATCTGCTTTACCTTGACCAAGGAAGCTATTATTCTCATCATAAGCTCGGAAAACGTCTCCTGATTTGACTTCAGTAATTACAACTTCTCCATTTTTCAAAGGTGCAACATTATCAATAATCCGTTTAACCAGCTTAATTTCTTTGTTATCGTCTGTTGTAAAAGTATCAAATTCATAATGACCTTTAACATCTACCCAGATTCCTTCTTTTACAACATTTCCGAATTTCTCTGTCTTGTCCCAATCTGTATCAATTAAGAAGTATGTTTCGTCAGGGTATTTTGTTTTATCATGGCGATTTGCCCAATCAATACGTGAACTTTGTTTAGTTGTCATACTGTAAAGGTAAGCGTTATCCTGTTCCATACCAGCTAACTCGATCTTCAAACGGTTGAAAGAAGCTGTCTCTAACAGAAACTGAATTACTTTACGGTTACGTCCAGTACGTGTAACTGTGTTATCATAAATTTCTACGTCGTACCAGCTTTCTGAACCTTCATCTTTCTTCTGTACCGGAAACACTTGTCCTACAAAATGAAATTTATTTGAAAACTCTTTACCGCCGTGTGTTTTGTTTTCTTTGAAAGTTGCTTTGTTTTTACGAGCCATAATTAATCAATCTCCCTTTTCTCTTTTATATTATAAGTTATAACTATATAGGACGATGCTTTAGAAAATAGCCAGCAGATACCCTATTTTACACTTACTCTATTATTATATAGATAAACACTAGTTAATGCAATGCTTACATTTAATTAATTATAGGTTTTAATTCTTTAATCTATATTCCGTACAAAATGGCTCTTTTATTGGATATCTATTCTCCGAAAAGCCTATACCTACTACGTTTGTGAGGCGTCGAGATTTAACCAGAACACGTTTCTCTATAAATATGTGTTAAACTTTCTTAATCTTACTTAATACCTCTTTTTCATAAGTAAGTAGATTTTCTGGGTTATACATACTCCATGCCATTTTTGCCATCACAAACCCATCAGTAATATCATTACTGCTACTTTCAAATCCCCACTTCTTATATACAGGCAACACTAAATCTTCCTTCTTAGCATTGCCCTTGTTACTGGCAAACTTCTTTAAAGCTGTAGGAGCTACTTCTTGCCATGAGATACTGCTCATTTGCATGTAAATTCTAATACACCAGCCTATTCCATACATTGTTGAAACACCTTTTCCTCGTGAGCCAAATGAAAAGCCTTCGATCAATACCTTATCTGTAGCAGGATTTAAATACTTCATAATCCTTTCTGTTAGCTTCATAAAACGTAAAGGATCGTCTTCTTTACCTGCTTTCAAGCTTACCGCTTCAATTATATCTCCAGTCTCATCAAGTATGACTAACCCAGTACCTGACAGGGAGGGATCAATTCCTACATATCTAACCAACCAATCACTCCATTTCATGCTTTAACTTATCAATTAATATCTTGTTGAGAAAACACGCTCATTCCACCATCGTTGCCACGTAGAGTAATTGACCAATCAGTGTAATGCTGGAAATAACCTTCATCTACTAATACACCCAAGTACTCATCAGCACTCTCTTTTGTTTTATAGGCATCCCAGAATCCAACACCTTTCAAACTTTCAATTCGATATGGAAAATCTGCATGTTTATTTGGTTCTCCTTCAGAGTTAATCTTCATGTATTGAAATACAGCTCCTTCTTCGTCTACAAAAATATCGCCTAAATTAAATAATTGTTTTGCCATATTAACCTTCTCCTCTATTAATTACAATTTTCTCTTTCAGAGTTTCAACAATTTCATCTCTTAGTTTAGCAATTTTATTGACAGCTTCCTCTAATTCCGAACCTTCATATGCCATCACGTCCATTTTAACAAGCTTATTTCCGACCTCTTCCAAGGTATTGTGATAGCTTACTTCTCGATAGCCATACTCACCAGAAAGTGGAGCATTCCTGCCCTTACCTTCACGTTTTTCATATCGCTCATTTAAGATGGCATTCTTTTTATCAAAACTAATCCCATATCCTTCTGCTATTTTAATCAAATTCACACCTCCATCTGATCCCATAATGTATCAGCTAAATGTTTCACTTCTTCTTCAGCTACTTTAATGTCTTCTAACAAGCTAACTTCATACATTGAATCATTAATTCTATCTAGTATCGTCTCACCTATTTCGTATTTCGTTAAATTATGTCTAATGAGTTCGATACTTCTTGTCAGTTGTCCTGATAGCTGCCCATGTTTATCTATCAACAATCGCTCAATTCTATCTAGATTGTCTCTTTCAATCTCCTCAAGGCTCAACTAAACACCTCCCTTCAATCTTCTTCTAACTTAGACAAATTAATAGCAAAAATGAGTAGTAACATATTCTGTGTTTTCATGATGACTTATCCTCTCTTTCTTGCTTATCTCTCTGTAAAATATGGATATCAAGCAGCAGTCCTTTAATTATCTTATGTGCTTCGTACAGATCTTCTTCCATTGATGTGCTATGATAGAGCCTAGCCTCAATTTCATCTAGCCAGCTTCGGATTCTATTCTCTTCAGATTGAGATAGTCTTTTCATTTAACCACTCCTTCATATCGTATTATATGTTTTAATTAAATTAGGATTACTGATAATAAGTATCTTTTACTTGGGTAATTCTTTAGCTATCACTGACAAAGCAAACGAGGCTCCCAATACCCCGATTAAGATAGGTAAACTCGCTAGTGTAGCCACTTTTAATTACAAAATCTACAGTGGCGAATAAAAATAGAACAAATACTACGGTGGCGTAAAATTTCATATTTTCACCACTTTCTTAATAAAACAGATTTTTTATTCGATAATGCCAAGAGGCTTAAATCAACTTCATGTAAATTAGGAAGAACAATAATGTTCCAAGCCCAGCAAAAAAGGGCAATGCCTTAAAAGCAATAAAGCTTCGAGTGTTTTCTGTTTTCATTATCAGTGAACCAAGAATATTTAAGATAGCACTTGCCAATACGAACCATATCCACATTGCACTTTCCCCTCCTTAATGTTATTCATTTAAAATGAGTTTTTTATTCGATAGTGTTCAATCTCTTAAATCGGCATATCCATCGTATAACACATAGTTATCATCCACTAACGCAAGATATTCATCAGAGTGGTCATGCCAATGTTTATCGTTATGCAGCTTCACTAGCTCTTTACCTACATATTCATTTACGTTTTCTGCAACAACCGTTTCAGTATATAAATCATTACCAAAATTATCTCTCCAAATGATTTTCAAGTTAACTCCTCCTTAAACTATCTCCCAGTTTCGCTCCATTAACTCACTACAAGCGACATAGTCAATTTTATTGTCACTTTCGTACATAGCCATGAAGCAAGGTCTCTCATGCCAGCAGTCGGCGTGTGTCTAACTATATCGATTATGATAGGATTCTCTTTGTCGTGTCGATAGTTATAAGCATTAAGAGAACGTATTTTGACTCTATTCTTCATATACCTTTCCTCCTCCCAACTCTGGTAAAATATCTAAATCAAAGCCCGACTCAACAAACTCGATTGTCTGACTATGCTTTATGGCATTACCTAAATACGCATAGATTCGTTCCATTTCATCACGATTAAAGTCCGTTCCTAAATAACCGTTAAATATTGCTCTGACACGTTTTTGCCAGTAATTACTTACACCTTTACATGCTGGACGTGATAACCACTCAACAACTTTACATTTTAAGTCTAAAGGAGTTTCTACGTTATATAATCCAAAATAGATATTCCAACTAGGAACGACAATTAGCTCATTGCTTTGATTGATGAAACACTTTGGCGAATGCTTCTGTATATGACCTAGTAGCTTGACCAACTCAATTTCTACATGAGTAGTGTCCGTTAAATCCATTTTACATCCTCCTCAATACTTATCCAAAATAATCTGTGATATCTTATCAATATCCGACTTATCGACAAATACTGCATCTCCAATATTTGCTGCAAAGAAGCTAATCATATCAGATAAGCACTCATCTACTGCTTCATATATCATCTCAGCTCTATCTTCAAATTCTCCCATTTGACCCCAAGAATTATACTCGAAAACTTCTTCCATCTTGACATCAAACTCTCTTGTCTTACTTGTTTTAGATACATCAAATTCACGACTACATGATGAACAATAATCCTCTCGTGTTCGATACTTGACGGTAATTTTATCTGGATGATTCATTTGCACCTCTCCTAAAATATAATTTAATACTGTTAATCTTCCAGCTCAATTGCCATCACAATATAATCATCTGTCTGAGCGTAATCTGTGATATAAGTGACAACAGCTCTAATCAGATTACCCGTGAAGCTATCATTCTCATATTCTTTGAGTATAAGTGTGTCTCCTACTTCATAGTTACGGTCATCCTTTCTTATCTCAAACGTCTTAGCTCCGTAGCGAACAGCATTATAGTACTCTGGAAGTATCTTTAAATGGTGCTCCTTATTCATTCTCATCACTCTCTTCTCTATCTGATAAAATATAGTTTTTATACCATGTAATACTTAGGAAAGTTTCCTCTATAAAACGCAATCAAATTATTCATTTCATCGTGTACATCAAATTTTTTCTTATCTGAATGAGGAGAGGGATTGCTTTCATATCTCTCAATAGCCATCATTAAACTTTCAACACATGTTTGTAATACCAAATACTCTGTTTCTATTTTAATCACCTCCCCATAAAAGTAAAATTTGATTTGGTTATTTTAACTTATTCATGTCAGACATGATGACATCAAATTGTTCATAAAGACTTTCTAACCCTTTATCATTTCTTATTACATAGTCACACTCATATGTGTCAATGTGCAATTCAGTTTCGTGAGTTAAGTCATTTAGATTGAAAGAATCATTCTCTTTCATAATGCGTTGGAGTTGAATATCTTCATCGCATTCAACTTTGATTGTCACATAATCTTCTTCTTTGCATTTAATAAACTCATTTGGTTGCCTAAGATCAGTGATAATTGGAGTCACATCTTTTTCTAAAGAAATCCGATGAAAACAATTCTTCACCCAAACGTCATTATCTAGACTTCGCATCAACTGTCCGATACCTTGAAGTAAGGCTCTTGGCTTTCCATTCGACATTTCTTCTGGAAATAAAGAATATGCAACCATTCTTATCCCATCTCCAAATGCAAATCTTTTATAGCCGTATCTCTCAATTGCATATTCAGCAAGTGTGTCTTTCCCACTTCTCATTTTTCCAAGCAACACAATCTTCTTCAATGCACATCCTCCAAATAAGTGGTTTCAATCATATTTAGAAAGAAGTCACTGTATTCATTTTTATATTTATTAGCGTATACGACTCTTACCACTCCTGATTGCACTAATAGTTTTGCACAGTTTTCACAGGGGTAGTGGGTTACGTAAGCAGTAGCTCCAGTTAGTTTTTCAGATGTGTGAAGTATTGCATTTTGCTCTGCGTGAACTGTTCTGATACATCTGTCTTCACTATTATATAAATGACCAATATCATCACAGTGATCAGAGCCACTAATACTTCCGTTGTATCCTGTTGATAGTATCTTCTTGCCTTTGACAATGACACAACCCACATGTAATCTGTCGCAATTAGCTCTCGTAGCAACATTTTTTGCTATCGACATAAAATACTCGTCCCAAGTCTTTCTTTTGCTTGTCTGTTCTTCATTCATGTCCCAGAAGACTCCTTTCTCAAATCTTAATAAAACTGATATTTT